GCCATTATGAAATCGTCCAGAAGGTTGCGCCAAAGTCGAGCGTGAAGGTCTCGCCGACGGCGACCGTGAAGACCGATCCGTAGTCCCAATGGCACCACAGGTTCTTGGCGGCGGCGGTGAAGTCATAGACAACAACCCAGCGGCCCGTGGTTGAGGAGCCGAGGTTGCCAGTGACCGCTGTCCACACCACGTCGGTCGCGGTCGCCGTCACGGTCCCACCCGTCCGCGTCGAGTTGAAGGCGATGCTCTGCCCGCCCGTGGTGTAGCCGTTGGAGTTGCCAATCTCGGTAACGTCGGTGAGGACGTGGTCCGTTGTCGGGGCCGGGGTATCGGTAACAATGATCGCGTTCCACGTATCCGTGGCCCCGAATGCATCGATCAGCTTGTTGCAAAGATCCTCGATCGCGAAGTCGTATTTGATATAGGTAGCCATCGTGTCTCTCCTTAATCCTCGATCTCAAAGTCGGTGGCGCGGCCCTGCGGATTGCGCTTGGTGATCTTCACCTTGCGTTTGCGCGGCTTCGGATGTTCGGTCTTGTGGCCGCGATTGCCCTCGCCCTCGCTCTTGGGCTTCGCCTCGGGCTCCAGCATCGGTGCGCCCGGCTCTCCGCCCATGATGTCGGGACTGATCGCCCCAGTGGGCGGAGGAGCGGCTTCACCACCGGCCACAACTCCAGGAGCTGGCGCCCCTCCGCCCTCGCCGCCACCGCCAGCGGGTAATTCACTGCCGGGTGGCTGCACCGGCGAGCCGTCAGGGTTGAGACCCTTGGCGGCCATCTGCCGATCGGCAAGCTGTCCTGCGTGCTTGTATCCCAGATCCGTGGCTTTCCCGAGTTGCTCGACATGGGACTGATGGGCGTCGAACAGCGCCATGATCTGGTCGATCTTCTGCTGCTGCTGCACCAGACCGACCTCGGCCACGTTGCAGATCGCATCCATGATCGCCTTCTTCGCCATCGCCCGGTTCTTCTCGGCCTCCGACTTGATCTTGTCGATTTCCGGCTCCTGCTTCGGATTCGGGCTGGGTTTGCCAGCCTTGACAAAGCGCTTGCCGCCATCGCGGTAACCGGCGGCGCCGAACACCTCATCCATCACGGCCTCGTCGTCGATCTCCTTCTCGCCGCGCTGGAACGCCGGGGCCTGCATGATCAGCGGCAGCGCCACCTGCACCGCCGACTGGAACTTCTGCAGCCGCTGCTGCGGATCACCGGCGCCGAGGCCGACATTGACCGTGATCGTGACGTTGTTCTCTAACAGCTCGTCGGAGATCTCGTTGATGCCGTACTTCGTGTGCAGCTTGGCGCGGGAACCGCAGATGCCGAGGATGATCGGATCGCTCTCGTAGTACTGTTCGAGCCGCACGATCTGCGCCAGCACCACCTCGCACCACGTTTCGATCCAGATCCGGACGTCAAATTCCTGCACCGCGTTGGCAGCACCTGCAGCGAGCTTCAGCCCACCCAGCGTCCGCCCAAGTGCGTTATTGTCCGCCACCGTCCCGTAGTTCTGCTGCCCGGACAGGTCATCGAACTCGATGTCCAGTTTCTGGTTCATCGCGACCGCGCCCTGCGACATATCCGGGATCTTCTCCCAAGTGACGTCTTCAGGCTTGGTCACCAGGATCGAGGTGCCCTGGCCGCGCCGCTTCAACTGGTCGAGATCGACGTTGCGCCCGCGCACCACCTTGCTAACCGGCATGATGTTCTGCTTCAGCGCATCCAGCGTCAGGTTGCGGATGTCGTTGGTCTCCTGCTGCAGCATCTGCCAGCTTTCGACATTCGACATCGGGAAGATCCGGAACGCCTCCAGCGAGCCGTAGCCCAGCGCCAGCGGCCGCTCGCCATGCTGCTCCGGATAGACCTCTCCCACCGGCTTTGGCTTGGTCAGCATGTGCTTGTCGCCGATCGAGACGAAAGTCCAGTCTTCGCCGGCGGTGCGGATATAGGTCTCCCACACCCAGATGATATCGAAGTGGCGGGTGGTCTGGGTCTTGTCGAAGCGGTCGATGCCCTGCTCACGCGCGCGGCGCAGCGTCTCCGCTGCCGCCTGCGCGCCCTCGCCTGCGGAGATCAGGGTCGACTCCGACAGCGCCAGCCACGGATTGCGCGGATCCTTCTGCCGCCTGCGGATTTCGTCGATCCGCATCGGATACTTCAGGATGATGTAGGCGGCGTCCTGCGCCGGGTTGCGCCAGTCGGCGGCCGGATCGATCACAAAATTCTCCGGCGGGAACAGTTCGCTCTCCGGCCGGTCGATATAGGGTTCCCAGACATCGCGCAGCTTGGTCTCGCCGTCTTCCTCGTCCTCGAACTCTTCCTCGCCGCTGCGCCGGAGTTCCAGCTTCCAGTACTGCTTTGACAGGCAGATACCGGTAATCAGCGAGGTCTGCCGCGATCCCATCGCGACGTGGAACCATGGTATCGAGGCCTTGGACGATTTGCGATCGGTGCGGTAGTTCACCAGTTCCTTGAGCACCGCCGCGGCGCCGCGCTGCAGCGGATCGGCCTCGTCGCCCGGCCCGCAATTGACCGCATCCATCGATCCGAACAGCGATGCCGCCGTGGCCGCCATGTCCTTGCGCACCGCCGTGCGCGTCTTCGGGACGAACAGCCGGGAGCGGTTGTTGTAGTCGGTGGAACGATACTTCGAACCCTCGAAGTGTTCCTGGTGGTAGGCCTTGTAGCCGCGCTCCCAGGACTGCCGATTGACCTGGGTGACGTATTGCAGCGCCTGCTGATCGGCCTCGTAGACCATCTGCAGGAACTCGGAATCCTCCGGTTGTTCGTCGAACGGGATCCCGTCGTCGCCCTCGTCCCACTCCTCTTCCTCTTCGGCATAGCCACGCTCGGCACGCTTGACCTTGGCCTTGCCGTCGTCGTCGTTATCGCCCATCCGCGTCGTGCGGTTGCGGGTGACGCCGTCTTCGCCTGGAGGAGTGGCGCGCAGCATCTACTGTATCTTCCCGAAGTCGAAGGTTTCCTTGCGCTGCTCGGCCTCCAGCACCCTCGCCATGTCGGCCTTGCCGCGCGGCAGGTTCATCCGCTCTAACAGCTCGCCGGCCTTCTCGATGATCAGTTGCGGATTCAGGTCGCTGTACTGCTTCAGATTGATCACGTAATGCAGCGTCGGACCCATCAGGCTCGGGATCTGGAAGCCGACGATGCCCTGCCGCGTGTCGGCGAACGACTTCCAGCGATAGCCGAAGTAATGCTTGTTCAGCAGCATGCCGATGCCGGTCGCCACCTGCATGTCGAACTCGGCGTAGTCATCGTCGCTGCCATCCATCGGCGGAATGTAGGTACGCCGGGCGACAAGTCTGGCCCCTTCCGCCGTGCCAATGTCCGTCTCTGACAGGACGATAGGCTGATCGGATCGTTCGGTGTCGTCTGCCATCGGCTAATCATCCATATGCGGGTTGTCATGCGGCGCGTCCGAATAGGCACCGTGCTTGGCTGTGATCTGATTGAACTCGCGATCGTTCGAAAACTTGTAGAACGGATCCTTGCGCTTCTCGGCCTCGAAGGCGGGATTGGCGCGGACCACCAGCACCTTGAAGGGGATCTGCAGCGTTCTGACTTTGAGTGCGCGGAGCTGTGCCATCAGGAATCCATGTGGGTTCGGGGATCACCACGCAGCGATTCGAACGGCACCGGATTGGTCGGCTCCAGGTCGAACACGCGGCTGGTAGCGTCGAGCAAATCGTCATGCGGGGCGAACGGATGCAGTCGGAACTCCTCGATAAAGCTCCGCGTCAGATCGTAGGCGTCATTGTCCTCGTCGAGCCGCTTGATGGAGTGGACAACACGGTAGCGCTGGAACGTGACCTCGCAGGCGCGCTGCGCCTTGGTGAGGCCCTTGGCGGGCCGGTAGACGATGTTGCCGACCGGCACGTCGTTATCGCTGGCGCCCGCCTCCTGCATCCGGCGCGAGTCCTCCTCGGTCCAGATGTCCCAGTAGGCATCGCTGGAGAACTCCGGGTGGTAGACCACGGCCGGCAGGTAGAACAGGCCACGGTTGAAATCCGGCTCCAGCCGCGAGATCCGATCACTCTTGGAGAACTTGCCATCGCGCGGGGACGCCAGCTCCTCGATCTCGAAGTGGTCATCGTCGCGGATCTGGTATTCCCGGATCACTTCGAGGTCGATCTGCATGCCGTATTGTTCGTAGCCGACACGGACGTGCTGCACGCCCGGATGATCGGACCACTTCTTCTGTAGCTGCGAGATCAGTTCATAGCGCCGCGACAGCTTCATGCGGTGGCAGTAGCCGTCGAGCAGGTACTTGTTGCCGCCGATATCAACGCCAACCACCGCGATAGCGGTTCGATCCGATCGCTTGGTGTGGCCCTTCGAGGGGTCGCACATGATGTAAACGTTCATTACCGCCGGGATCACGTCGTAGTGCCGCAAGTTCTCGGTATGGAACGTGCTCTCGTTGCCCGCCAGCGGGTTCAGCAGCATCTGTGCGTTGACGGTCGAGCGCTGCGCAGTCTTGACTTCGGCCCAGCGCTCCTTCGACAGCAGGATCGGCTGCCCGGTCAGCATGCCGTTGTCGGTGGCCGGGTGGCGCCGCTCCTTCAGCACGCCGCGATCCAGCATCACGCCGTAAGTGTCGGCGTAGGAGTAGCGGGTGCCCCAGTGCCACTTCCTGGTGCCGTCCAGCGAACCGAGGTTATCGGACAGCTCCCAGCGCAGCGTCACCTTCTTGACGATATCGGGGTTATCGACCATCGACTCGTCAACCAGATCGTCATAGTCCAGCAGGTGATAGTGCTTGCCGGTACGCATGCCGTCGATCAGGCCGAAGGCTTCGACGGTGGCTTCCTTCGGATTGCCGTGGCGCTTGACGATGATACCCTTGTCGACGGACCATTGCGGCGCATCGGTGCGCGGCTTGTCCCACAGCACGTCGCGGTGGATCCGCTTCAGATCCTCGTTGCCCTCGAACTCCTCCATGATCTGCTTCAGGAACGGCTGCGCGACCTTGTTGGTGCCGCTCATGATCGCGATGGTGATTCCAGGGTCCACCAGGATTTCCTGGATCACGCCCGCGAAGGTGCCGATCGAGCTCTTGTAGTGATACCGCGCCCACAGATCGAGGTGACCATCCGGCGAGGCCTCGACCTCGCGGCAGCGCTCGAAGATCCACGGGTGCCACGCATCGCGCCGCTTGCACGTCACACTCAGCAGGTAGAAGCGGTCATTGCAGTCCAGCAGCGCCCGGTCATTGTCGGTCATGAAGCGGTCGGCGCGGACGTACCACTCCAGGGTTTCGTCGAGATCGAGGAACGGCAGGTGGTTCTGGATCTCCTTGCCAAAATCCGGATCGGTCAGA